CAGCCAATCTCTTTACTGCTGCACCAACGCCAACCAGCGCGCCCGCAACCGCGCCAGCCGTGCCGATCATCATTTTCATTCCCTGCGGAGAGGCTAGCTTGGCATCCAGCGCGGCCCATTTTGCTTTGAGAGTATCAAAACCTTTCCCGGTTGACGCGCCAAATTTATTAAGCGTCGTATCGAGTTTCTTTATCTCGGTAACGGCTTTGCTAGAATTGGCTTTGATTACGATTTCAAGCGTGTTTTGAGCCATCAGATATTTTTCCCGACGATCCCATCTGCGACGAGTTGAGCATAATATTCTGCTACACCTGGAACCTTGGTCGCTTTTCCCTGCGCCCAAATGCTGACCGTATTATAGACATTCTGCAAGACCGTCACAGTGATAATCTCCCGGTAAGGTATGCGATCAAACTCGCTCCAGGTCGGCTGGGCGGCGTGTTGAGCCTTCCAAAGTTGCGGCGGTAACGGGCCTTTATTCTTGGCTGCCCGCCCCGCCGCAATCATCAGTTTTTTGGAACGTTGTCCAGACTCGTCCGCCACTCAGAACCGCGAAACGCCGACCACTCGACCGCCAGGGCTGCCGCCAGGCTCTTGACCTTGGATAAATTAGCATCCTTATCCGGTAGAACTTCACAGTTCCAATCCGAAATCAGCGGCTTGATGCATTCCCAAAGAATGACAATTGCCCTATCGCCGTAGTTTTCCCAGCGTTTACTGTCATAAGTCAGGATGTCTAGCACGTTCGGATTATCCGGAAGGTCGAAAGATACCTTCAGTTCGGTATTCTCAAAATGCGCCATTAGGTCGCGTTCGTCGCCCAGGTCCAGGCGCCGCTGGTGATAAGCGTCGCGGCAGTCGTTACCGGATCGCTAACATCACTTGGGCGGTTGCTGGTCAAATCCTGTATAACTGCCTCGCCGGAGAACTTGTGCGAACCGACATTCTTGTCTGGCTCATACCATGTAACGGTCCGCAGGACGCCTGAATGGTTGAAAAACCAATCGTGCAGCAGGCTGAAGGCTTCGCCGGTGTCGGTTGTGCCAAGGACGGTCAGGGTAATCGTACCGTTCTTCATACAGCCGCCCTTGGCGCGCACCCAGCCGCCGCCCTGGAACGTCGAAACACTCCCGGTCGATTGAGTCCAAACTGCGTTGATAGCGTTGCTTGATCCGGTGATTTCCTTCAGCGCGCCGGTATCATCATCCATCCACAAAGAGACATCGCAAGCATTGTAATCGGTGGTCGTTTGAGTCATTGTTCCTCCAAACTAGAGAATAAATCTGCCGCGTCAATTCTTCTTGTGCGGCGTGTCGAATTGTGCGTACAGCTCGGCTTTATACTGCCTCGCCTCCGCTTCGGTTGATTTGATCGTCTTTGCTAATATGTTATCGTCCAGCTCTAAGACCTCGCCAGCATTCTCGATGCCGATTCTCTTGAATGCGGCCTTATAGGTCTTTAAGCGTGGTACTGCTGTTACTGGCGGCAGGCTGGCCGGCGCGATCTTGTTTTGTTTTTCCAGAATTTCAATCGCCCTGGGTTGGAGCCATTTAGACGGGAATATCTTACCATTATGAATGATCCGCTTGCCAGTATCTAAATCGACCAATGCCCGGTAAATCATCAGAATATCCTTAAGTTGAATATAAACCGCGCTCCAACATATAGTTGCATTGGATCGTTGTATTGAAATGTGACCCGCTGCCAGGACCAGCTAAAGCCCTTGATGGCATATTGTCCGGCCGCGTCCAGTAATCCAAAATAAGGTTTTGTGTCTTGTTTCTCGATTTCAGTTATCATTGCCTCCATCAACGGCAGCAGCAGCGCCATATCTTCGCCAATTTCTGAGCGCGCCGAGGCATATAGATCTGCATAAATTTGTATTTCTGTCTGGCGCAGCTTTGCCTGGAAAGATGATCTATCATTACCCGATGGCGGACTGCTCGAGCCTGAGTTCGGGTAAATCTGCAAAGTCGGCTGATCCGGCATGCCCTCTTTGAGTTCGTTGTAACTCTGCGTGTAAGTAATCGCCGGCGCGAGGGTCGTCTCAATGGCATTACAAATCGCCTGTAAAGTGGTCGACGATTCGGTCATTTCTTCACCGCCTCATTCAAGGCGCGGTCAAATCTCTGCTTGATTGCATCCTCTTTGTCTTTGAATGCACGTGTCAAATATAGCTTTGGTCTTATCCCGCCGCGCTTTAAGAAGCGCCTTACCATACGTCTAAAACCAGAAATCGCTAAAGAATACTCTCCAGTTCCAAATTCCTGATAAGGCGCATATTCAACATTTGACCCAACCACTCCCTCAGCTCCATCGCTTGTCTCAGATACTCCCGGCGTTATGCTGGCGCGCAGTCTTCCTGTATCCACCGGCGCATTTTGTTTCGCGCCGCGTGTGACAATCAGGACGCTGTCGCGCATTGCATCGAGTATCGGCGCGCCGCGCAGATCGGCAATCATCTGCTCGGTCTTGCGCTGCAACTCGATCAGCCCTTTGACTTCAATGTCAATTTCGCTCATCCGATCACCGGTCTTTGAAATCTTGCAAGCATCATCCGAATATCCAGATTCTCGCGGCGGTAAATCAACTGCGCTAACTCCGGGCTGGCCAGCGTATCCGCCCAGGCTGCCTGTCCCTGTTTGAACCAGCGCGCCGATAGCGCGATGCAGGCTTGTTTGATTTCTGGCGGCGCAACTGTGGCATAACCCCATTTTCCTGTAACCTTGACGGTTGGTACAGAAAACCCGACTTCGCTTGTCGGTATAAAACCGCGTTGCTGCACAAATTGACCGTTCGTAAATATCGAGTAATTCCCGGTTGGAAGAACTACCAAGAGGTCGAACGGTGAGCGGTTCCAATCTGGATTTTCAGGATTTCCCGATGCAATCTGATAATCGGTTATCGCCCATGCGGTATAAGTCGTATCGGTCGCGCTGTCTTTGACCGCAACCGCGCTAACCGATACGCATTCGTCGATCATCAGCCATGGATAGCCCAGTCCAGAATAATAACGATCCGTCCCAATCGAGAGCGCGATAAACCCATCCGGTCGATTGCAGTAGTTATCAATCGCCTGACTTGCGGCATCCAGAATAACACCCAATGCCGCGTCGGTTGCGCTGCCGGTCGTGCCGGTCTTCTCGATTTGTGTTCTTAGCTCTGCGGCGGTTGCGTATGCCATACTTCACCTTTCTTTCTGTACCATCCTGCAATGCCCTGTTTCTTGTCTGTCACCATCAGAATATCTGGTTGGTGGATAGCTTTAGAAAATTCATTCATAACGCCGTAAACCTTGCGGCATGGCGGGCGTTCGGGAATGTCTGAATAATCATGATGGAACATTAACCCGCCGACTTTTACCCAGTTCCACCAGGGTAGATCAGCCCGGATTTCGTTATGGTCGCCGTCAACCATCAAGACATCCACCATCGGACCGCTGTAGTTATAGAGATAATCTACCGACCGGGATTGAACAACCTGGATACTGCTCCGCTCTCTGAAGTTTTCAAGTGCAAATTTCACATGGTGCCAATTCGGTGTCATTGTGATAATATTTGCCTTTGGCGCGGCGTCCGCCATGATCGAGGCTGAGTATCCATAGCATGTTCCGATCTCTAAGATTTGCGCGCCGGGTTTATTGTATTGGCGCGTCAAGATATGCAGTAGCATCGCCTCATGAAATGATATTTCATGGTCTGGATGGTGGATAACATTTTGCCAGACATGCTTAACTTGTTTCCTGGTGCCTGGATATAAGGTATCTAGCCTATCGACTAATTCTTCCACGCTGCCGGTCAAATTCAAGCTTATCATTCTATCCATTCCAAGTCGTCCTTACGCCGATACCAACCTGCCATGCCAACCTTCTCGTTATCAATAACCAGAACATCCGGGCGGCGTCCAATGCGCTCTGCAAATCTATTGAGCCAGCGATAGACTACCGGCGTCTGCCTGGGCGCATCTTTGGGTGTGTAATCGTGGTGTAGCATCAACCCGCCCGGCTTCAGCCATTTCCACCAGGGCAAATCCAGGTTGACGTTATCATGATCGCCGTCCACGAACAGCATATCCAACTTTGGTCCGGTATAGCGTGCCAATAAATCGATGCTCTTGCAGTCCAACACTTTGACATTCTGGAATTTCGCCAACTGCCCGGTTGAAATCTTGAAATGGTTGGGATTGGGCGTCATGGTAACGATATGCGCCGCTGGCGCAGACCCGGCGATGACTGCCGCGCTCCAACCCCAGCAGGTCCCAAACTCCATAATTTCAGCGTTGGCATTATTGTACTGCTCGGCGCAAACGTACAATAGACACGCCTGATAGAACCAGATTTCACGCTTGTTATAGTGTTCAAGGCGCCCACGAATTGTCTCAACTTTATCGCTTACATTTGGCGATATGTCTGACAACTTTTCTATGATTTCTTCCTGTGTCGCGCCCTGAATGTCGATCAATCTCATATTCCAAATTCCTTTGCAACCAGGTCTCTGAGCTGCTGCGCCCGGATCGCCCAGGTATGGTTATCCATGACTAACTTTCGCCCTGCCTCTGCATATCGTATCCATTCGCCGGTCAATAATCTTTCGAGCGCTAACTCGATCCAGCCAACATCTTTATAAACCGGATAATGCAGATTGGCGATAGTAAAGTCCTCGGCAATTTCTTTGTATGGGTCGGTCAGGAATGCCGCTTCACATGCCATTGCATCAAATTCCCGGTGCGGGCGATTGAGAATACCGCGCACTAAATTTACTACGATCTTGGCATGGCCCATTGAGGCGGCGTAATCAATATTCGATAATGCCCCGGACACATACGACCAGCGGTGTCTCTCGCAGATTCCAGATAGTTGTGTCCTAAGCGCCGACCGCTCGGCCGCGCGTGGGCTGTTGCTTCTTGCTCCCGATTGACAGTGATACGCAATATCGGTATTCTTAGGCA